GGAACAGACACAGCCGAAACAAACAAACGTTGATTCTGGCTCATTAGAATACGTTGATTTTGATTTATTTTACAAAAGAAAGATGAATGAAATTATTAATCACTTAAAAACCAAATTAACATAATGGCTATAAAAACATTCGTATATCAAAAAGAAAAAAATAAAAAAAGACCTGGTATTCATGCTAAAAGTAAAACATCAAATTTGAAACAAAGTAGAAATTATAAAAAGAAATATCGTGGACAAGGAAGATAAAAAACACAATAAATATTATTATGAATTTGATAGAAATATGCCTCATACAAGTTCTACACATAATTTAGATAATAATAAACAAGACAAAAGAATACCTAAATATTACAAAGGTAAAGAGGGTTATGAAGCTCGAAGAGTGTGTGATAACTTTGATCTACCGTATCACTTAGCTACAGCTGTAACATATTTACTAAGAGCTTATCATAAACATAAAAGCCCTGTAGAAGATATAACTAAAGCAATAGCTCATTTAGAATTTGAATTAGATAAAATTAAAAGAGAAAAATAATGTTAACATTGATGATGACTATAGTGGGATTTATTTCTGGAATGTATGTTTCTACACAAATAGAAAGATCAATAAACAGAAATATAAAAAAAGAAACATACGTAGATTTCGTAAAAAAACACTATAAAAAGAAAAAATAATGGATAAGTTAGATCCAGGAGAAATAGTATACTGTGATATAACTTACAAATATGATAAGCCGTTTAGGAACAGAAAAAAGACGGAGATTGTTACGTTGATCAATGTAGTTTTTGGTAGGGAGTATGATTCGTCATACCCCTATCTTGACTACAAAACACACAAACGAGATATTAAAAAAATTAGTCCTAAAAAACCTTTGGAATGTGATGTAAAAATTATAGATTTGCATATTCATGCCAGAACAGGATTCAAAAGAATAAACACAAATCATACACTAGTTAAAAAGAACAATGAAACAAGAAACAACACTACAGGAGCCTATGAATAAATTTACAGGTATAAAAAAAATTTTAAGAGAACAAGTTAAAAGTGGAGTTCATACTTTTTGGGCTCATATAGAAGATAAGAATGGTAAAACATTAGAATTTAGACAGTTATATAATACTGTTCCTGACGATGTAAGTGAAGTATATTCTCCTAAACAATTATTAGATAAATTAATCAATCTTAATTAATATCTACATTGTAATTCATAATACATTGTAATCCGTTAAATCTATGATATAAAAAAGCTTGTGCTTTCTTTATGTTTCCAATAAATCCTTTACTATCATGCCAATAGTCTGTAGCTGACATTGAAGATAAATTACGCACAGTAATACCAGATAGTTCTTCTATAGCTGCTAATTTAGCCGCTTTATTAGTGTGTAGATGACCTCTATGAACCTCGACAAAATCTACATCTGACCACGCGTTTTTATATCTTTGAGAAATAATAGCAGGTAAGTTTTGTATTTTAGGACCATCACCATGATCAGCTATAACCATATTTTTACCATATACTATCATTTTCATAAGACAGTCTCCATTGTCTACATATACATTTTGATTATTTTCAAAATACAATTGTACTGTATCTCCAAGATGCATCATTGATTCTCTATCGTGATTACCAGGTACCACCATGACATGTACAGGAGCTGTTTTAGTTAAGTACTCAATAGCTTTAATTAACATTTTTCTACCAGCTCTATAACAGTCTATATGATAATTAGAATTAAATTGTGGAGTACCTTTTGTTGTACTAGGTATTGGCCAATCTCCATCTGAATTTAAAAAATCATTTCCTATAATAAATAAAATCTTATCTATATTATATCCTTGTGATCTATATAATAAGTGATCTATAGCGTCAAATAATCTTGTCTCTGCTATTTCTAAACTATATTCATCTCCTTTTATTCCTATTTTACCTAAATGTAAATCAAAAGCCGATATCTCTAAAAGATACATATCTTCTCTATCTGTCCTTTTTCTTTCTTTTCTTTTTACTACAGGAGATAAATCTTTTAGATCTATTTTTAGTTGTTCAGATATTAAGTTTAAATTTAATTCAGGCTTAATTCTAGTTAACCAAGCTTTCATACGATACATTGTAACTGTTGTAGGATTATTATCTCCATCAAATCCTGTAACCTCATATGTACCTATATCATATTTATTGATTTCCCATTCATTTAAATCTATTTTACAATGCTTAATAAGATCATCTATTGATTTAACTCTATTAGAATTTTCAACATATACTTTTAAATTGTTTTCTTGTTCTTCTATGTTAATAACTTCTTTTTCTTTTTGGTTTTGTGTATCACCAATTTCTTTACGTAGTCTACGAGCTGCTCCTCTTACTACCTCATATTTAGTGTCAAATAATTCTGCTGTTTGATCATAATCTTTTCTGAGTTTACTTGGGTTTTTAAGTAAATACTCTTTTATCTTATCAATTTTATTCATATCAAATCAATTTAGTATTGCCAAATTAATTTGTTTTGTTGTTCGGTAAAGATAAGAAAAAATTAATTATCAACTTTGACATGTTAATATCTTACTCAAAGTATCCTTCTATATTACATCTGATAACATTATTTCCCGTTACTTCTTCTATAGTAATAAAAAAACTTTCTCCAACTGAAATACGATGTGGATTTTTAAATTCGAAACAATTACATGGTTGTACCTGTCCTCCTGGCTTTTCAAATTGTATATATTTTATATTTGTTCTAACTCCTGTTACAGCCTTAGCAATCGCTTCTCCTGTTTCATCAGAAGGTATATATTTATTGATTATTATATTACTTATTACATCTTCTGCTCCAGAAAGTAATTCTATTTTTTGTATAAATAATGTTTTAGAAGGGCTGTATAACCCCATTTTTGTTTCTCTTTCTGCAGATACCGCATACGCATATACCGTTCCTGATCCTCTTTCTGAATTATACATAGATATATTTCCTTCGAATGGACCAATATTTGCTTTAATATCATTTACTCTCCAAAATCCATTTTTTAACTTTACTTCAGTTGTTCCAGTTAAAGTAACAGTTTGAACCATAGGATTATTGTCCTCATCTAAACCCTGTATTGTTACATCATTAATATCACTAGCTGAAGAACTTACTATAGCGTCCGCTAAATATCTTTCTAATTTAAGTGTTGCTGTATTATAAAAATGAAAAGGGAAATTAATGGAACCTTCTTTAGGCCAAAAATCTTCAGGATCATTACTTGTGGTCACAGTACCACTTTGAGCAGTTAAATTAAAATACTCTTTACCATCTGATCCTTTAAATATTGTAACAGCCATTATGAGTTATTATGCACTAGCGACTAATATTTCTAATTGTACCACCGCAGATCCAGTAGGATGAGCTTCAATACTTTCTATATCATTTAAAGATGTGTCTAGGTCTGCACCATCATCACTTGTAGCCGCAGTAGCGTCTGGGGATCCTAATACAAAACTTTGTCCCGCAGCTACTTGTAAAGTTGTTTGGTGGTCAGCTCCATCAGAACCAGTATCTATTTGTAAAGAAAGATTAACAGTATTACTAGCGTCTAAATTAGTTATTCTAATATATTTTGTACTCTCTAAGTCTAAAACACTGTTTGCATCGTGTAAATCACTATCAAAAGCTATTATTGTTGTGTCTTGATCATTAGTACAAGAAACTATTTTTTTCGTTACTTGTGTTATAGAAGCTATGGTAAAAGAATTTGTACTTCCTTGTTGATATCCATTTAAAGTTAAATCTTCTGTTAAAGTTACCGTTAAAGTCGCCATGTTTATTTATTTTTATTTTTTATATCTAGAATCTCCTGACATTTTTCGTACTCTTCTAATTCACAAAAATAATCAATTATTTTATCATATACATCATTATTTACTACTTTTATAGTAGGATTGAAAGGGAATCCTGTAATAGATCCGTTTTCATAACTCCTATCTATTAGCTGATCTAAGCTTTTTTTGTTAGTTA